GACGATAGCTGTTTCCATGTATGTCGAATTCCAATAGTTCGTAGACAGCACAAGAAGAACTACACTCATTAACCTATGTATCTCAAGATTTCTGGATGTTTGGAGACAGTTGATAACATTTTAAAATAACTTTCATCAGGTTCAAAGTTACGAAACGAATTAGCACGTGTGGCCTTGAAAATTGAAAAGTCAATTTGGCGTGAATTTAACAGATCGTTACCAACATAATCTCGATGGCTTGTAATATACATTGTGTCATAAATCTTATCAAAATTTTCAATAATTCCGTTATCAAGCGAACTTAACTTAGAAAGCAAACTAATTACATAAAGGTAATTACAAATGTCATCATAACTATAACCTGAAAATGAACTTTGTAATCCGACAATGTTTGAGTATTTTGCAGAAGTAAACTTTTCTAATGATTTAGTATCCGAAGAATGAAAATATTCAATATTATGTTCTTTCACACTTACAGATGATGGTTTAGCAACAATCGAAACAGTAAAAGTAACTTTAAATAGAAAGAAAGTATTATCACTTAATAACAGAGGGTAGTAATCGAAAGTTTTAACAACAAGTTCAACTATCTCACAGGAAGATGGATTATCACATGATAATTTGTAATTTATGGTTTCGTCATTCAATACATTACTTATTGCTCTCTTCATTCTCGAATAACTGTGATTCAAAGTCGAATAATTGTCTTTTTGTTTTTGCTTAAGCTCTAGCATTACTCCTGAATTATGATGCAAATCAAACACACTGGGATTGTGGGCACGAATTTGATTTAATAACCTATCTTTAAGACTAAGACTGGGACTGATATCATTCAGACTTTCGTAAACATGATAGCTACTATAACTACGCCGACGACCAATTGATGATGAATGTTCACTGATATATGAATTAGATGAAGCACGTCTTCTACCAAATCCCATTTCTTCAAGATAAGTATACTTTGGTTTTCTTTTACCTAAGCAAAGCAATAATGCACCGATTGCAACTTCCGAAATACCATCAAAAATGTCATCTTGTAATATCTTACCAACTGCATCTAACATTATACCGGTCAATATAAAACAAAACCCTAAAATTGGAAATTGAAAAACTGCTATCTCTCCAACAAAAGTAAGTACATCACCAAGAAAATGAAATAATGAAGCCGAGCTATCCAACTTATTACTATATGAATTACTAAGGTAATCGCAAAACTTTTCTAAATTTGACAAACGTTTCTCAAGATTATTCATCATATCAGCCATTACAGTATTAGTTTGCAATATTAAATCCAGTTCAGACTTAAAATCTAATAATTTACCAACAACGTTCATTGTCATATTTAAATTATCAGGTAATACATAAGCATGAAAATCTCCTATATCAAACGAATTCACTCTGATCTCTGTTTCAACATCTTGTCCGTCTGATGTTTCCATAGATTGCAAACACATTGTTCTAGATAGTGGAAGCTTTAATTCTGGATACGGTGCTTTTTGATCAATCGAATATGAAATGACATAATATGGTTCATTTAACAAGCATGGATGAGTTTCACCTAAAATATTATCATAATTTTGAGTCATGGTGATAGGTACGTTCAAAATACTTTTATTAGTCAACTTAACGCAAGGAAAATTATCGTACTTCATTGGATACGTTGAAGTTGGAACTGTCCAATATAAATGATTCTTTCTTTCTGTGAAACAGCCATCAGCTTCGATGTAATGATAATTGTTGTTTGCAGAATATAAAATATCGCTATAATTGTTATAAGCTCGAAAAGGTCCGTGAGCAGAAAGGTTGTGGCGATGTGCCTGAATTAAATTTTGATATTCGTCATTATCGTGAATTCTACTTCTAACGCCTGGCCATTGTTTGCCATTATAGTAAGATTTCGATTTTGACTGCATTCCATCACAGATGTGCGAACTAAACAAACACTTTACATCATCATTTAAAATATATTCATCCGATATTAAACATTTTTTGACTTGAGTGCCATCGTAGTCTTCACTTAGAGAAAGTTTACCTTCAACTTTTAATGGTGCGCCATTATATGAAAATTCAGCTTTATAGTAAGGTGAAATATTGCCTAAATATTCGATATTATCAGATAATATTTTAAATGACAAAACTAATGTAGCTATACCCTTAATTAAATGAAATAATTTACCTTCCTTTTCACTAACCAATGATAATACTCTTAACTGTGGATCGTCATCGTACAGTTCAATTTCGCTATGACCAAAAAAGTAAATATCTGACTGATAATAAGTACCGACATCAAACGCTTTAGTATGTATATAATTAAAACTTTTATATTTCAAGGAGAATATTGCTTCGCAGATTACTTTCTTAACATTGCCTTCATTGTCAATAACATTTAGAATAAACATGTTGTCAGGTGTGCCAAAATCTTCACTCAGAATAAAAGCTGTAGGACTACTGTTGAAATGAGGGGAATCCAGTTTAAGCTTAGACTTAATGTCACATACTATTGGAATTAAAGTTCTATCTCTTTCGCCATAAATGTAATTCCATCCAAGATATTTCGTTGAAAGTTCGCCTTCAAATAAATCATGCTTATACTTATTAACAAAAACTTTATGAGAAGGGATATATAAAGAAATACTTTTAGTATAACTTAAGTTCATTTTTAACATTTTGACTCTAGCAACGTCCTTTTCTAATGATGAAATACTAATCATAGAATTAAGAATAAGTTGGTGAAGGTTACTCACTGTTTCTTTACTATTTGACAATTTCTTCATTTCTAATGATTCAAAATTACTTTTTAACTTTTCTAAATTAATCATTGCTACTGCGTGACAAAAATAATTACGTAAATCCAAATTATCAATACCTAGATAACCATCAGTGCAATTAAAAATTAAATTTGATGAAGTGCCGAAATAACTTGTGTCGCCGATAAACTTAACTGATTCAGGTTGCATAACTATCTTTCCCGTTTCATCGTTAACAATAAAGTTACAAAGTTCAAGAATAACATGTTTATTAGATTGATAGATTCTAAGTAATCGATCAAAATTACAATTGTTTGGGAAATAGCTTGGGGAGTCATCAACTAAGGAAGGAAAATTATTTTTAATTTGCAATTGGAACTTGACATCATCTATCTGTATGTTCAATACGTTCTTACTTTTCCCAATTAGAACTTTTTTATTGTCATGATTGTATACTACTGTGTCTTCAAAATCTAACGTCAAAATCCAATATTTAGCAAACCCTGAGAAATTTAGTTTTAGAGAATTAAAATCAATATTTTTAAGGTCAAGTTGTGTCTTTATAACACCTGAGCATTCACTTAATCCTAAGAATAAGTAGCTTGGAGTAACTGTTTTGGTTATGAGGCTACCTTGCCAAAGTTTTGCACTTTCATTTACAAGTTTCTGTTTCGTCTTTTCGATGCTACTTTTGATTCGGAGCGAGGCGGCTGCCTGGGTCAAGTATTCAATTGTATATCCTGCTGATTCCATTTCTTTTTGCCATTGTTCGATTTTTTGTGTTCTTTCTTCTATTGTTTGAGACAAAAGGTATTTGAGGAGTTGTTCTTGGTCCATCCCTATTCAATTCAAAGACATGGAAAAAAACTT